GTGTTCAAGGAATTCAAGGAGCCACTGGTGCTGGTGCAACAGGTGTTCAAGGAGCCACTGGTTTTCAAGGAGCTACTGGATTTGATGGAGCAACCGGATCAGGAGCCACTGGAGCCAGCGGAGCAACTGGACTGCGTGGAGCCACAGGTCCACAAGGAACCACTGGCCTAACTGGAGCAACCGGAGCAGGCGCTACCGGCGTTACCGGACCAATTGGTGCCACAGGTATTCAAGGTATCCAGGGAACCACTGGATTCACTGGGGCAAGTGGCCCAGCTACAGCAATCAACGCAACAGATACAGATGATAATAGCACATACTACCCTGTGTTTGTTTCTGCTGCAGGAGTCAATGCAGTTCCATATTTAGATAATCCTGGGCTTGCATATAATCCTAGTACAAACACATTAACAACTACAATATTTTCTGGAACAAGCACACAAGCTAGATATGCTGACTTGGCCGAGTGCTATTTAAGTGACAACACTTACAGCCCCGGAACCGTGATTGAATTTGGCGGCACACATGATGTAACAATAACCACTCAAAGTCATAGTAGTCGGGTAGCTGGTGTAGTATCTACTAATCCAGCATATCAAATGAATTTTGGCTTAGAAGGTGAGTACGTAGTTACTGTAGCGTTAACTGGGCGAGTACCTTGTCACGTAGTAGGAAAAATTACCAAAGGTGATTGTTTGGTTGCCAGCGAATACCCCGGTGTTGCTAAGGTATTAGACATGGGTCAATATCGCCCAGCTTGTATTTTAGGCAAGGCCTTACAAGATTACGATTCTGATGAAATTGGCACTATTGAGATTGCAGTAGGACGTACATAATTTTTAGCCAACTTAGTTGGCAAGATAATTAAGTGTATGCGATTTCATATTCTAGGACTGCCACACACTGTAACAAGCAAAGAATTTAATGCTTGTGCATATACCCAAAAAGTTTTTAAATTTGGTAAAATGATGACCGAGCGCGGTCACAAAGTTATCCATTACGGTCACGAAGATTCTGATCTTCCTTGTACCGAGCATGTTACAGTGTTAACCAACAAAGATTTTGAAATTGCTTATGGTGGCTACGATTGGCGCAAAAACTTTTTTAAGTATGACATGAATGACCATGCATACCAAACATTTTTTACTAATGCTATCAGAGAAGTCGGTAAACGCAAACAAAAAAATGATTTTATTCTTCCGTTTTGGGGAGCAGGCACAAGACCAGTTTGCGACGCACACCCAGATTTAATCACAGTTGAGCCCGGTATTGGATATGCTGGTGGCCATTGGGCACGTTGGAAGATTTTTGAAAGTTATGCAATTTATCACGCTTACTGCGGTCTTGAGGCAGTGGGCACTTGCAAACAAGATTGGTACGATGCAGTAATACCTAATTATTTTGATCCTGATGATTTTGAATTCAAAGAACAGAAACAAGATTATTTCTTGTTCCTGGGACGTGTGTACTCTGGCAAGGGTATTGACATTGCTATTCAAGTAACAGAAAAAATTGGAGCCAAGTTAGTCATTGCTGGACAAAATCCAGAAAACAGAACATTTCCTCCACATGTAGAATTTGTTGGATATGCTGACGTTGAAAAACGCAAGCAACTGATGAGCAATGCCAAAGCAGCATTTGTAGCCAGTCAGTATGTAGAACCGTTTGGTGGTGTACAGATTGAATTGCTATTCTCAGGCACACCAACCATTACCACAGACTGGGGTAGCTTTGCAGAAAACAACATTCACGGTGTAACTGGTTATCGTTGTCGAACATTTGAACAGTTTGAGTGGGCAGCAAGAAACATTGGCAACATAGATCCCAAGGACTGTCGTCAGTTTGCAGAAAACTTTAGCCTAGCCCGTGTGGCACCTATGTACGAAGAATACTTCCAAGGCGTACTAGATGTGTACGCTGGCAAGGGCTGGTATCAAGAACATCCAGACCGCACACAGTTAGATTGGTTGCGTAGAACTATTCCAGCCAAGGCATCTATTCCTCCAACTGCTATTACAACACCAATAGCACCAACTATAAATTTAAAAAAAAAAGAATAGCGATGTACACCGAGCCTGAGTGGGCGTTTGGTGCAATACATTATGAATTAACCAAGTATCTATTCGATCGCGGAGTCAATGCCACAGTACTAAACTGGGAAAAGAGTTACACACAACAAGAAATAGCAGAGTTGTCTGATAATATTGATTATTTCCATAGTACACCGTATGGCGTCAACCTCCTAATTAAAAACTACGGTGTTCCACCTGAAAAGTGCATTGCCACTGTGCATGCCAAGTGGGACTTGAATCATTTAACACAGTATGATCCAGACATAGTAAATCGTCTACACAAATATAGCGTAGTAAGCGAATGGCTAATGGGCGAAAGTAAACTGGCAGGAATAGCTCGGGTACCATTAGTTACTCCGGTAGCCATCAACTACGACACATTTTACAACAAACCCAATGAAAAATTACTTACAGTTGGATTTGCTGGAGCAATCAACAACGTACACAAAGATATCAAACGCTATTGGCTAGCAGAACAAGCGGCCAAGAATGCCGGCTTAGAATTTAAACTTGCTCAAAGTTATCACAACAGCTATGTGACCATGGCTGGGTATTATCAAACAGTAGATGCTTTGTTAGTATCTAGCACAGAAGAAGGTGCTGGATTGCCAGCACTAGAAGCCAGTGCTGCAGGCAAACTTGTGATCAGTACACCAGTTGGTTTATGGTTGTCTAAGAGTGGCAACAGTGGACACACAGTTCCCATTGACGAACACGAATACGTAGAAGAAACTACTGCACTGTTAGAATTTTATAGAGATAATCCAGATGCTTATCGAGCCAAGTGTTTAAGTACACAACAGCATGCTCGTCAATATGACTGGAGTGAAGTTATTGATAGCTGGGCAAGGTTAATGCAATGAAATATGATTTTATAGAAATAGGTACAAGTAATTTTGATACATTGATTGAAACAGCCACAGACACCACAACAGGTCTCAGCATTGAAGCCATAAAGCATTACTTGGATTGCTTGCCCGATCGTCCCGGTGTTAAAAAAATAAATTGTGCAGTGTCTCGAAACAATCAAAAAGAAATGCTACAGGTATTTTATGTTCCAGAATCAGTGATTGCTGAACACAATTTACCAGACTGGTTGCGTGGGTGCAACAGTGTAGGTGATTTTCACCTGCAACATAGAAAACTAGGTGTAACTGATCTTGTAGTTAAAAAACATGTGCCTTGCATACCTATTGGCGAAATATTTGAGCAGTATGATGTGTCTGAAGTAGATTATTTAAAAATTGATACTGAAGGCAGCGACGCTGAAATTATGTTACATCTTTATGAATATTTGATTACGCAACCTGCACACAAAAAGCCACGTCGTGTTTTATTTGAAAGCAACGAATTGAATCCAGCACATCTTGTCAAACTTGTTAAAGCAAAATTTACCAGTATTGGCTATCGTGTTGTTAGTAGCAACACAGACACGGTGTTGGAAATTACAGAGTAGATTCGATACTACGAATTTTATTTCGCACAGCATCAAAGTTAACAGTAGACCAAAGTCCTGGATGCATAGGCTTAGGCCAGCGGCCACTGTTTAACCATGCCCATCCAACATGCTCGTCGTTTAACTGTGGATGAAACTCAGAGGCCACACTACAAAAAAATGTATGATATGAAAACACACCGTCGGGGCTAGTAAACTTTTCCAATGGCGCAAGTTTGATATAATCAGGCATGAATCCTAATTCTTCTTCGCACTCGCGTTGCATGGCTTGTAACATGGTTTCGCCTGGTTCAATTTTGCCGCCAGGCAACCCCCAAGTCTCTGGGTGCTTTGGATCATCTCTCAGTAGGTAAAGATACCGTTGAGTGTCCATGGCATAGAACCAAACCCCAATGGCGTTTACAGAGTGATTCTCCATCGACCCCCCGGATATAGTCCTTGATAACTCTTGACCCACTCTGCACCAGTCCATTGGTACTGTAATTCTGTGGTTAAATTTGTAACATATTGGAAATTGTTAGGACTGCTGGTATGATCAAACGCAACTTGCCAACGTGCACCATTGTATTCAATAATGTCATTGGTTTTTGCTACCAACGGTATGCCGGTGATTCCAGTCCATGCCTCTGCGTAGCCGCTATCACTGCCGGTGTCCTCAGTTAGTAAATATCTTTGCCCAATGGCAGCTACTGGCAACCCATGATCTGGGCCACTAGCCAACGGGTTAATAACTGCATTGATTGGACCTAAGGTATTTTGAGGAATAGTATCCAAATCAAAATCTAGCAACAGGAATCGATCATCTGATGGGTCGTAAGAAATATATGCAACAACTTCGTTGCCGTCGTCCATTTCCAGGCTAACATAACTGATACCTGGACGTAACACACCATATACTCCTACAACTGCATGCCACAATACATTGCTTTGCGGACTGGCAGGCGGCTCCAAACTGCTGTTAGATTCATTTATGACTTGCGGCTCACGCAAGGCTTGAAGTTTATTATCAATCAACAATACCTGATAACTGTATGGTGTAATAACTTGACGAGTTCCTAACAACAAGTCATTGTCAACGACAGCATTTGCAGCGTCACCTTGTGCATCAAAAATTTGTGCAATAATTCTTTCAACCACACCAAGTTTTTTAACTTTGGCCGGGCTTGAAATCCAAATTGGTAAATTAAATGTTAGTGTAGCAATGTCAATTGGATTTTCTGTTCCTTGCGGAATAGTTCTTGAGCTCCACTGAACACTTTCTAATTCACACACAGTTAAACTAGTCCAATCAATATAGTTGTCAGTGCTTTGTATTTCCAATGATGGATTAAACAACACCAGCATTTGTTCTAAAATTTGCATTTTTTGATTGGTGTTGCTAGTCCAGATATCTAACTTTAATGTTAGTTTGTATGGCACAGGCATCAACCGCTCAATGGTAAATGCGTTGCCTTGCGTTGTTTCATAACTGTTTGTGGCTTCGTCATAAGTGCGTTGACGCACAGCAGTCTTGCTTACAAAATATGGTTCTTGTATTCTAGGACGATCATAATCAAGTCCAGTAATATAAAATGTCATCAATGGCGTAGCAGGCATGCCTGATGCTGAGTTTTCTTGAAGAATAACTTGAGCTTGCCGGGTAGCATCGCCATACCGCACAGGAACTCTAACTAAAGTATGATCAGTGCCTTCTTCATTGCGGCCGTACTCAACTTGAAAGTTGCTAAAAATTCTAGCAAATTGTAAAAGAAATCTACGTATTTGTTCGTCATAGAAAAATAATGGTGTCAATGCTGGCATGGTTAACCTCCGTTGTCGGCTCTAGGCTTAAGGATTTCACTGAGACTTTGGCGACTTGGTATAGCACCACGATCTGTAGTTTGTACTGTGTCGGTGTTGTTAACAAATCCAGCACGGAGTGTTTTTGCATCCGCCTCAAAGTCAAGTCCAGTTCTGACTGCATCTTCGATCTTGACCCATCTACGTCCGTCGTATCTAAATAATCTATTTGGGAAATAATCTAAACGCAACGCATAATCGCCTGTTGCAGCATTTGGAGGAAAACTCACACCCGGCGTTACTGGCAAGCCATTTGGTGGAATTAAATATCCTGTTTCTGGATCCACACTATTGCTTAGATAACCCAAGGTATATCCAAGCCCAGTTGGGTTAGTACCATCGCCACCTTGTGTACCGTCACCTGTGGGTATAGTTTGGTCGGTAGTTAGTCCAGATCCTGCCGGCTGACCGTTTGGTGATGTTGGTAAAATATAAAACTTAGTAATATCGTAGCCACTGAGTGGAACTTCAATTTCGGCTTGAGTTAAAATAGCATCATTCAGTGCTAGATCTTTGTTACGAGTACTGGCACTGTCACCCAACGTGTTAGGATTTGCAATCGGTGTCCAGTATGGTTGACCGGTGCTGGGGTTAACAGCGTCAATAGGAGTACCCGCGGGCACATTACCATTGGCACGATAGTATTGATCACCTTGATTAACTACATCACCGCTTGGATAAAAATTACCTGGATCCCAAATGTTATTTGTAACAAATGGTTGATTCATTATGTCTTGATATTCTTGTGCATTGACCAATGGTGTGGCCTTGACTCGCCATAAGTGTGGCAACCAAGTTTGACTAAAACCTTCGCTGGCAAATGCCGCATCTTGTATTACATAATATTTTGGTAATGGCAACGGAATAGCAGCATTCAGAGGGTTATAATCTTTGAGATTTGGAACTTCAATTACATCGCCCGACATTAGCTTACGGCCAAAGGTGTCAATCATGTCGTTGTAGTGGAATGTAATAAACAAGGTATCGTTGTTTAAAAACAAACCAAATTGTGTCAAATCAAAATCAATGTCTTGCACACGATACACACCGCGCATGATAAAAATGTCAGGATCGTAGGCACGATCTCTATTTTCCAATAACAGCAAGTCCTCAATAAACAGCGGACTTTGTGTTTCACGTACTGGAATAGTAGCGTCGGCGTCACCCGGATCACCTGTTTTGGGTCCTAGATATTTGTGAACATAGATATCCAATCCGCCGACTGTGTACATTTCACGTATTGTGCGGTCAAGGAATTGATAATCATTGGTGCGATTTGGACGATATAGACTCAAGCGTGGCATAGTCTAGTATTTAGCGGTTAGATTGACCTAGAAATCAAAAGCTAGTATAATTACAAAATGGACGAATTATTTCAACGACTTGATCGAGCAGAAAAAGCAATAGCCGCTGTTAAAAACAAGGTGGCTCGCAGGGATCTGCTTAAAATGGTCAAGGCAGTTGATACAGTCTTTGTAGCTGCTGACATGGAAAGCGTAGAATGTCGTCGAAACAAAAAAGAAACATCTAGATATCGAGAACTGGTTAAACAAATTGAGGATTTGCTGACTAATTTAGAACAGCATATTACCTTTGCTAATTTACTAGGTTGACTTTACAAAAATTTAATATACAATAAAGACTATGGCAAAATCAAACGAAATCAAACGACTAAACCCCAAGGGTGCTGAAACCAAGTATGTGGGGTTTGAACCAGAGTGGAAATTCCAGCCCACCGAGGAAAATCGTATATCATCCTTGGCAAATGCTTTTCAGTGGTATAACTATCACTACGGTAAAAAAGACGCCAAAGAAATGTTGTGCCATTATTTAGAGCACAACAGCCGTAAAGTTGATGCCAAGACCATGCGTGGAATACCGGACAGTCAAATTCGATTGACTCCTGCCTGGGTGTGTCGAATGACCTTGCTTGGTTTAGTTTTAAACGAACACGAGCAAAGCATCATTGACGATCAAATTTCGTCCATGCTCAAAGTCAAACAAGAAATTAAACGAGCTCAGTCTGAAGTCGATGCGGATACTGCTGTGGCAAAACTTACCATTCAAGATCACCTGCGTGAAAAAGTAAGCGAATGTTGCGGTGAGCTTGAAGGCATGTTTGATGATTTTGTTGTAGCAGGCGCTAAGATGTCAGCAGACTTTAAACCCATTGCCTTGATGCGTGGCATGAATATTAGTCCCAACATGGTTGGCACAGTGTCTAAGGTTTGGGAATCTCGCCTCGCAGAATTCAACGAAGTACTAGATGGTACCGATGCCGACCTAGTCGAAGGTTATAGCCACCTCTCCAAGAATCAACTTAAACAGTGTGTTAAGTTTTGCGAAACAGTGATCAATGATTGCAACAGTTATGTTCAACTAAAGAAGGTAGAACGCAAACCACGTGCCAAGAAAGCTGTGAGTCCAGAAAAATTAACTCGCAAATTTAAGTTCTTAAAAGAGTTTGATGAGTTCAAGCTCAAATCAGAGCCAGTTACAAAACTAGTCAATGCCAGTGAAGCTTGGCTGTACGATACAGCCAAACGTAAACTTATTCATGTTGTAGCAGATAGTCACATTGGTACCTTTACTGTAAAGGGCAGTGCTATTGTGGGCTTTGATGCTCAAACAACGGTACAAAAGACTCTGCGTAAACCAGCTGAACAGATTAAACTAGTAATGGGCAGTAAACCAGTGGCTCGTAAAGAATTTGAAGCAATCAAAGCTACCGAAGTTAAATTTAACGGCCGCGGCAACGACAATCTAATCATCCTGAAGGCGTGGTAAACTAAGTAAAGGATGTCTCGTCGAGTAATATCCAAGGGTGAATTTTACATAACCAATGTTTGCAACTTAACCTGTGAAAACTGTAATCGATTTAATGATTATAACTTCAAAGGATGGCAAGCATGGAACGACTACAAGGACGACTACACGGAATGGGCAAAGTATGTTGACTTTGAACACATTGTTATCCTTGGTGGTGAACCGTTACTAAATCCAACCATAGTTGACTGGGCACTGGGCTTGAATGCTTTGTGGCCTACTGCAACAGTACAGATTTTAACCAACGGCACAAGGCTAACCCATGTCAAAGACCTATACGAAAAAATTAAAAATAGAAGAATTTGGATAGGTGTTAGTTTACATAACGATGAAGACAATCGCGAAATATTTGAGCAGATAGAAAACTTTGTACGTGCTCCAGTGAAAGAGATGCACGGCAAAGAAAATAACATTTACAATGCCGATTGGTACTATGAAGATTCCAACAGGATTAAGGTAGCAGTGTGGAATCAAACTGAGTTTTATCAAAGCAGTATAAAACGCAATGCCGCAGGCGAGTTGACCCTACACAATAGTGATCCGTTAAAAGCTCACAGCAATTGTGGATTTGTGCATTGGAAAAACTATCATTTCATACGTGGCAAAATGTATAAATGTGGGCCGTCAACTCTGTTGCCCGAGTTTGACCAACAGCATCCGCTGGCAATAACAGCAGAAGATCGCAAACTTTTATACAGTTATCGCCCACTGGGCAGTGATGAGTTAGCAATCCGTCTAGACCAGTTTATGGACGAAATTGATAATCCTATACCAATGTGTAAATTTTGCCCCGAACAAAGCAATTATAAAAAAATATGGGCTATACGCAAAGGCAAGTGAAGATCGGTAAATACTCTTATGCCATTACAAGTTGAATCCACTTTACAAACGCTCAAACAAAATCTTATTGAATATGTACAACTTCAGTTGGCCAATCAGATCATTGACCTTGAGCTAGATGCAGAACATTATGAAGCTGCATATCAAAAAACCATTGGTACCTATCGCCAGCGGGCACAAAATGCCTATGAAGAATCATACACTTTTATGGAATTGGTTAACAATGTAAACATTTATACCCTGCCGCAGGAAGTGATTCAGGTGCGTCAGATTTTCCGTAGAACATTTGGTGACAGCACAGGTCCGTTTGCCAGCAACTTTGATCCATTTAGTCAGGCAAGCATGAATGTTTACCTGATGAATTTTAACGTGGCTGGTGGCCTGGCCACTTACGACTTTTACTCGCAGTATGTAGAACTAGCCGGTCGTATGTTTGGCGCCTACATGAACTATACCTATAATCCTGTGACTAAAAAATTACAGTTGATTAGAGATCCCAAAGGCACAGGAGAAAATGTGTTGCTGTGGACATACAATCTCAAGCCAGAATTTAATCTATTAAGCGACTACCAAATCAGTCAATGGATCAAAGACTATATGGTTGCCAATTGCAAAATGATCATTGGCGAAGCACGTGAAAAATTTGCCACCATTGCTGGTCCACAGGGTGGCGGTAGCCTTAACGGTTCCGCAATGAAGGCCGAAGCACAAGCTCAAATGGATGTTCAAATTGAGCAACTCAAAAACTATGTTGATGGTAGCCAACCTATTACCTGGGTAATTGGTTAAAACCTACTAGACTTTTATCGTAATCTATGTTATACTTACAGCATGGATCTCATGATAGACTTAGAAGGCCTGGGCACAGGACCAGACACAACAATATTAACCATTGCCGCACAGGCATTTGATCCATTTGGTATTCATAACTTTGATCAACAATACTATGCCAGAGTAACTCTGGAAAGCCAAGAAAATCGTAGCATACAACAAGGTACCATTGATTGGTGGGCTACTCAACCTGCGGCAGCAAGAGATGAAGCGTTCAATGAAGAAGGTCGTATACCGTTGGATCGGGCTCTGGACGAGTTGGGCAAGTTGATCTGGCACAGTAAACGTATTTGGGCACAAGGCCCAACTTACGACATGAATATCCTAGAGCATGCATACAAGAGTTATGGCAAACCGATCCCTTGGCAGTTCTATGCCGTGCGTGATAGTCGTACTGTGTTTAGCTTGTGGCCAGGACTACCAAAACCTCCTACCAGTCATCATGCTCTAGAGGATTGCCGTAGACAAATTGACTTATTACAAACTACTCTTAAACATTTTAACATAAAGGAATTGGCATGATTATTGGTGTATGTGGACTTATTGGATCTGGAAAAGATACCACTGCAGATTACTTGCAAAACATACATCAGTTCCGACGTGAGTCATTTGCCCACACCCTTAAAGATGCTGTAGCTGCAGTGTTTGGGTGGGATCGCGAGTTGCTGGAAGGGCGCACCAAAGAAAGCCGTGCCTGGCGCGAACAAGTTGACACATGGTGGGCTGAACGCTTAAACATGCCTAATTTAACTCCTAGGCTAGTATTGCAACTTTGGGGCACAGAAGTTTGCCGTAAAGGTTTTCACGACAACATCTGGATTGCAAGCCTGGAAAATAAACTTCGAAAAACCACCGATGACGTAGT